CGCATCCTTCAGCTCAACAAGTTTCTCCTTGAGCCACTGAACCTTCTCGGAAATCCTGAGCTTGTTACCGAGTTCATCGAACTTAGATCCGAGCTTCGAGACAATCGCCTCAGAAGTGGTCATGTTACTCAGGTCGAAGCCCTTGAAATAGTCAGACAGAGCTGACTTTCCAGAGGTGAGTTTCGCCTTCAGCTTGTCGCCGACAGTCTGACCAAACTCGTGAAGCTTATTCTTGGCCTTGTCGATTCCGCTGTGGATAGAGTCCATAGCTGCGGAGAACTGCTGGCCGACAACCGAGTTCTTTAGAGCATCCTTGATGAGCCCGAACTTCGACGCTAGACTCTTCAGTCCGTTGGCAGCGCTAGTGACCTTTCCACCGAAGTCGAGCCACATAATAAAGTCATGGATCTTATCCACGACCCACTTAATAGCCTTACCAACGAGATCAATCGGTGGAAGAAGCAGCTTCAGTAGCTTTCCACCGAGGTCCAACTTGGTGAACCACTGATCGAACCAGAAGATTGCCTTGCCGATTACCTTCGTGATCTGGAATACGCCAGAGTTAATACCCGTGAATGCTGGGAATAGAGCACTGACAATATGTGAAGCAACCGTAAAGACTACCTGCGCGACTTCCCCGAGGATCGTAGCAAAGATGTGGAATATTGAGAACAGACCAGTGAATGTCCACTCTAGCTTATCGGCAAAGTTGTTTGTGATGATAAGCTTCGAGGTGAAGTTCTCAAAAGCCTTCGTGATCCGGACAAGGCCCTCGGCACTAGCATTCATGAACACTCGGCGAAAGGCCGTACCGATCTGGCCCAGAACCTTAACAACTGCCCAGAAGATGTTCGCTAACCCCTGAACCAGAGCCGTCCTACCACCAAGATCCTTCCACATCTGTAAGAACCCGTTTCGAGCATCGGCACTGGATTTAATAACTGCGCCGAGCCAGTCGCCGATAGCGGTAAACAGATCTGATGCCTCTTCGAAGTCACCAAAGAGAATCTCGAACGTCTCGGCCCATCCGGAACCGATGGCTTCCTTGGTCGTATCTACTAGCTGGCTAAAGGTTCGGATCTTGGTGGCGGCGTCAAATGCTCCCTGAGCAAATTGCTTGAGCTTGTGCGCTTGCTCCTCAGAATAACCCATCTCCATGAGCTGAGCCTCAGAGAGGTCATTCGTTAGGGCAGTAAGGGTGGTCGTCATGACCTGGGCAGTAAGCCAGTCTTCCTTGAGAGACTCTCGGAAGTTACCGTCCTTAGCAATAGCCTCATCGTACCCGGTACCCATCATTCGGGAGGTCTCGATAAGAGCGTTCCTGAATGACTCTCCACCCATACCTGCCTGGACCAGTGAGTTCCAGTCCTGAAGGTGGACTGCGCCAGCCGCGATAGCCTGAGAAAGCTGAGTGTATGCCGTGGCTGTCTGCTGGGCAGTTGAACCGGAGGCCGCTGCGAGGTTAGACAGACCCTTAATTGATGCCACGGATGTCTGAAGATCGACACCAGCTGCGGTGAACAGACCAATGGCGTGAGTCATGTCGCTGAAGCTGTATACGGTCTTATCCGCATAGGTATTCAGCTCGGCAAGAGAGGTCTTAACCTCCGAGAGGGTGGTCCCCTTCTCGACGGTGTTGGCCATAATGGTCTGAATTGCTCTCATTTTGAGCTCATACTCATTAAAGCCGTCTTTAATGGTTCCGATGAAACCAGAGACAATGCTTCGACCAGCATTAAGAGCCGCGACACCAATTCCACCGAATGCGGTGACGGCAAGACCCTGCATGACGGTCATGTTCTTGCCGATGTCGAGAGCCTTGGTGGCCAGATCACCTAGAGTCGTATTCTTAGCGATCTCGCCGATTCGAGAAAGGCCATCAGCAGCTCCCTGCATCTTGAGTGAATCCTTGAGTCGGTCCATGCTGGACGCGGATTCCTTGATTGCGGACAGGAACTGCTTGTTGTTCATCTTGAGCGAGACTACCCGCTCGTCAATAGTTGCCACTACTTAGTGACCTCCTTCCAGGCCTTCTTCGTAATCTTGTCGAACACCGGCCTGATAGCGGGGTTGATGTAGTCTCGACCAACGACATACCCGCCATTTCGGGTTCCGTGGCCATATTGCAAGATGACGGCGATATTTACGCCGTTGTTTACGTGTGAGTTTGTCCAGGTGATCTTCCAGTTCTCGCCAGTTCTGGTGACTTCGTAGTTCCAGCTAGCTGCCGTCTCACCCGACCTGGAGGGGGTCGCCGCCTTGAGAGCAGAAACCCCCTCCTTGCCGAACTGATTCATGATCAGAGCCAGGTCTAACTTCGTCATTCTGTCAAACCAATTCCTGGTGAGTTTCCAGTCTCCCTGGCTCTCGATCGTAATCATGATTCTCCTAGACTAGAGATTCGGAGTAGATGTTGGCCACTCCAGAGACCATACATCCGATGGCGCCCTTGGCCATAGCCTGGTCATAGGCGTCTCGGGTTGGGCAGATGTGCCCCCATACCGGCTTGCCGAGTCCGGTAGTTCGGTTCCAAACCTCATCGCTGGCATCGAAGGACATACCGATGTAGTCCCATGGCTTGTGCCACTCGTTGATCCGGCCATCAGTTACCTGATCTGGATACGAGTATCCCCAGCACTTCCAGCCATCCGCCTTCCACTGATTAGCCAGCCATCCGGCGTCGATGGAGAACTTCCAGATGATTCGACCGTGGGCATCAGAAGGGAAGAACTTCTTCAGCTCCTCCCACTGAACCGCGGAATACTTAGGATCGAGTACTGTAATGTGACTCGAGCCATATGCTGCGAAGTACTTCTCAACCGTCATGAAGGGCTCACCGATTGTGGTGTACTTCTGGATCTCCGCCCATGTCATTTCGGTGACGGGGGTATTTGGTGCTGTCTTGTCTACTCGCTGAAGGGTTCGATCGTGGTTAAGGAACCACACTCCGTCCTTTGTCTTCTGACATGAGACCTCCAGAGCCCCTGCTCCGAACATAACCGCGTTTGTGTATGCTCGCATAGAAGCCTCAGGCCAGCTGACTGATCCGCCTCGGTGAGCGATGAGGAATCCACGAGTAATCATCATCGTGCCGATGTCTTTGTATCCCCGAGGAACGGCCTTCATAGTAGCAGGTCGCTCTTCCCCATTCTCATAGATGAATACGGGGTTGTCGAGCTTTCCCTCGGTGATGGCGACACCAGGAACAACCTTCTGCTCTTCCTCGGGAACCTCGGGGAGGAGATCGACCCAGGCGAAACCATACGCATTGGTTCCAGTCTTAACCGACTTGGTGATTCCGGCCTCAATAGAGGACCAGGACTCGGTGGTGGATGCTCCGCCCGTCGAGTAATGCCGCTCTTCAGAAGGATCCTGCCAAGGTACTATCGGGGTCTTGTTGTTCCCGTGATACTGGGCAGCCACCAGGTGGATTTGAGTCTGATCCTTGAATACTGGTGAACCAGCAGTCCATGGATTCAGGTGGAAATCCTTGACGCCTCGAAGCAGGAAACAGAGCGCTCTCTCCCTAGCGGTAGAGGCCGTATCTCCATGAAGCTTTACGTTGTTAGCCTCAGTGGAGTTCGAGATTCGCTTGATAGCGACATACCCGGATCGACCGCTGATGTTCTTCTCGTAAGAGGATCCCCATCCTGCAGGAGGCCTTGCCGCGGTATTTCCGAACTGAGACGCATAGAACACTACCACAACATCATCCACTCGAGCTTGGGGGAACGACATAAGTCCCATAGAACCACCAACCCCGAGAATGGACTGAGTGGCTATGACTTCAACTCCCGGTTTGGGTGTCTCGTAGATGTTGAAGTTGTGGATAGTGATATCTTGAGCCGTACCTGGGACCGCGATAGATGGAGTCCACATTGGGTAGGTGTTTACCGGAAGCTCGAACTCGAACTTGATGGCGGCATTAGACCCTGCGCGGATGTTCCAGGTGGTAATGAAGTCCTGTTTATCGGTCTTCTGCTTATTCGCCAGGAACCAGTTAGCCCGCATCGCGATCTGAGTGTCGCTATTCACTGACGTATAGGTGATCTCAGCCGTCCACTTGCGATCACCGACGGTATAGGCCGCGCTCTCGAATGGGGTTGAGCTAGATCCCTTTCGGATCAGTCGTCCGTCACCTATTCGAGCGCCATTACCTCCCCACCATGCACCAATTACTGGGAATACGCTAGCCATTACTTGGCCCGCCTAACGATCACCGTCCCAGACGGAGTCCCTGCTGGCACTGGATCATCTGGTCCGAGGACGATCATCTTCGGGACCTCGGGGATCTTGAGATTGTCGACCTTCAGCTTGAGCTTCAGATACCCCTTGAGCCACGGAATGATCAGCTCACGGATCTCGGCGCCCGGAGGGTTCTCATAAGGGTTCCCAATCGGGTGCCACTGACCACCATTTTGAGGATCCTCAACAAGGAAGCCATCGGTGACGTAGAGGTGGCTGATTGCGAGGTTGTCGGCCTTGTCGAAGACCTTCTGGTAATTCTCCGAAGTGACGGAGTGCACCACTGCCCACCATCGAGTGGACGGATAGGCCTTCATGTGATCCGGAAGGATCGGTGAAGTGGGATTCTCCTCTAGGAACTTGGCGGCAGTACCCTCGAACATCATACAGACGTCGAAATCCAGATCGCAAACTTCCTGAGAGATGTTAGACCCGGTATTGATGGCGATCACGAAGTCCAATCCGTTCTCACGGCGGATCGTGTCGATCAGATCCTTATACCAAGGAAGTCGATCCTTACGGGCATCCCATCCGTTGATGACCTCGTCAAGGAAGACCCCCTGGACAAGATCGCCATACCAATGCTTTGCTCGCTTCAGCTGCTCAAGGATATACTCCTTGGTAAACTTAGCGGCGTTAGGAATGCCCCGGTTCGCCTCATCATCAGGATGGATCGCCGCTCCGTACTGAGTCTTGATATAGAACAGTACCTTCTTAGCACCAGCACCAAGAGCGAGCTCACCCTGCTTCTGGAAGTCTACCTCCTGCGCCTCCCAGTCACCGCTGTTGCGGTTAAGGATGACGTATCCGAGGTTGTCCCGGAACTTCAGCGTCTGCGCCCACTTGGAAAACTGCCCAGGCTTTCCGTCCTGGTAGTAGTCAGGCCAGTAGTAGGTTACCGGAGAGTAGTACCTAGCGCCGTTCTTGAATGGGTTGGTCTGTCGGAGTGCGTCTTCGACATCCGCCTTCTCGCCGTAGGTCTTGGCTGCCTCGTCCTTGGTGAGATACTTGTCGAGCTGAGGGGTGACTGCATCCTGACCGGCCGGGCCACGCTCTCCAGCAGGTCCGGGAGGACCCTGCGGTCCAGGAGGGCCAGCTATAGGTGTTCCTCCAGCTCCGCCACCAGCAGGCCCAGGAGGACCCTGAAGACCCCGAGGGCCTTCCGGTCCAGCAGGTCCGCGCTCACCGGCATCGCCCTTAGGTCCGGGAGGGCCAGTAGGACCCGGATCACCCTTAGGCCCGGTAGGTCCCTGTGGACCACGAGGGCCAGGTGCGCCAGCTCCTCCGCCCCCGCCACCAAATGGAAGCGGGGAGATCTCGGATGTTGGATCGGCGGACATGATGTCGATCGTCCCGCCCTGGGTCAGAGCAACGTGCTTGACGATGTCAAACTTGGGGGAATCGATGTAGATGGTGTGGGTCCAGGCGCCAGAGGGGGTTACTCCAACGCCCGGAGCCAGCACCTCGATGTTGACAGCGCCAGCCTGGTCTGTCCGAACCATGTGCTCGCGCATCGAGACTGCGGCACCTTCAACGGTAGCCGTAGCCCCCTTCACGTCAGGAATGATTCGGACAGTAGCCCGACCATTCTCTCCTCCGGGAATAGTTCCCGTTAAAGTACAGTATGGCGCTGCCATTTTGAGCCTCCTACGGCTGTTCGGCCCTGTCGAGCAGGGCGTTCACCTTGGTGTTTGTCTCGGCGCCATAAACGCCGTCGACCTCAGCGCCGACAGCAGCCTGAACGGCCTCGACGGTCGCGTCGTGAGCCTCCTCAGAGGCCTCGCCCCAGATCCCATCCTGCTCAGTACCAACAACGGACTGCGTGAAGGCCACGCCGAAGGGGAAGGTCTTCCCGCCCCACTCGGAAGCCGCGGCAAGAGCGTAGCAGCGAGACCGAG